TAATATATCCAGTGTGTCAGGATGCAATTTTATTTAGCTGCATTGCTGGATCAAAAACATTTTGTTCAGTAACCATAGCCAACATTAAAAAGCTAGGTTATAAATTTGAAACACAGAAAGAAGAGCTATGAAAAAATTCACAATAGACGTATCACACGCAACCGCACCACAGCTGCAGACCATTGGGCTAGAGCTCAAGATCATGAGCAATGCCTGGGAGCGCTTTGGCCCCCGGATCATGATCAACGGCCAGAAGCTGCAAGCTCCAAGCCTCACGATCCCCGGATCAGCTACAAGCCGCAAGCGTCAAGCTTCAGACACAATTGAATGATATTAAAAAGAATGAAAAGAAAATATTGGTTATTGGATTATTTCACACAATCCAATGAACAGCTCTCAACATCATACACTAAGAAAGTAGAAAGATTTTTAAAATGCTTAAAAAAGAAGCTAACAAAATAACCGGCGGGCTGTCAGCTCCAGGCAAGATGCCTGAAGGCTCATATAACCTGTCGGCCTCCATGTGTCAGACCGGCCAGAAGCTGGCTAAGGTCCCTGATACACCATGCTATAAATGCTACGCCGACGACCGCGGCCGTTATAGATTCCCAAATGTAAAGGCCGCACTAGCTCGCCGTCTGGCGTCCCTGATGCATCCGCGCTGGGTTGAAGCAATGACAGTATTAATCAAAAACAAAAAACATTTCCGCTGGCACGACTCAGGCGACATCCAGAGCGTGGACCATCTCAAAAAGATCTTTGAAGTTTGTAATAATACACCGGCAACCATGCACTGGCTGCCAACGCAAGAGCGAAAGTACCTGCCGCTGGGCTCATACCCGGCCAACTTAACAATAAGATTAAGCAACTCAAAAAATAACAGCAAGCCCGGTAACGCTTGGACCCATTGGTCAACGGTCGTCGACAAAGGCTACCACAGCTGCCCGGCTCAGAGCCAAGGCAATGAATGCGGCACCTGTCGCGCCTGCTGGTCCAGAGACGTAAAACATGTCACATACCCCAAACACTAATGTCTGGACCTTCTTTTCTTAACCTTCTGAAGGTCCAGGCGCCCAATGCAATCTAAACTAATAACCAAGCTCCATGAAGCATGGGCCGTGACCCATGGCTACCGGACCGAGGCCCAAGCACCAAGCCCCAAGCTGCAAGCCACAAGCGTCAAGCGCCAAGCTCTAAAAAATATTATCGAAAGTTTCTTGGACCCCGGTCCACGAATCAGCGACCGTGAAGCATGAATCAAGGCCCTTGGACCATAGATCATGGATCTCGGACCCTGGAATAAGTTTCAAGCCCCTCTGACCGAGGGTCTTGGCTAAGATATATGTTTTCTTTGGATGTGATTTATGAAAGGCAATTTGGTGTGGTGAGAAACGCACTTTGTTTCCCTTTGCAACTTTTAATTCAACAGTGAAAAAGACGCCAGAAGTATTGTAGCCCAATACATCAGGCATACCAAGTAAGCTAAGGTTTTCAATACGATTCCAGAGGATTCCTTTGGTATTTTTTTTAAGATCTTGGTATAATTTTCGTTCCGGAGCCATATCATTTTAAGAGTAACACTAGTAATCTTTTTGAAGCTTCTCAGGAAGTATAATATTCAACGGCTTTTGAGTTTTTAAAACTAATCTATGTGATGTATGTCCTATTTGTCCTACAATTGGCATAGAATTTTCATGCACTTCCATTCTTCTTACTTCAGCGAGTTTACCACCCACTTCTACAAATATATGTGCATTCTTAATAGCGTCTGATCCTTCAGTAAATTTAGCAAGAAACTCTTGTAAGTCTTGTACACGCATTAGAATCCAGCCTTGGTTAATTGCTCTATTCTAGTAGCTAGTTGATCTGCTAATCTTTTATTATCTTTTGTGAGTTCAACAATCTTAGTTGAAAGTTCATCTACGATTCTTTTACACCCATCTAATATGTTCTTATCTTTTATCCATTGAGCTTCTTTTTGTTTCCACTTCCAAATTTCTTTTCTATACCCATCTATTAAAAGAGGTAATTCTTCTGTTTCTTTATGTTCTGTCATTACAATCCTGACTTTCGAATATTATTCATTCTTTTATTGAGTACGCCGTGCATCTTCTTATTCTCTTCCTCCAACTCTGTCAATCTTTCCTGTAATTTTCCATTTAATTTTTGATGTGATTCATCTACCTCAATGAGTTCAGCAATTCGGTTATATAGATTAACATTGTCTCTTTTGATTCGATCCGACTCCAGGGATAAATTATCACACATAGCCTGGGCTTCCTTCACTCGATTTGTTTCAATTCCTTTAAGTATACTTAACTCACCCTCCGCTTCCTGACGAAGCTTGCGCTCCTTATTATACTTTTCTTTCCAGTTGGGTTCTTCTCTATCTTTTCTGGCTTCCCCTATTATACAAGCACCGGCTTCTTGCTGTCGGTCTTTGTCTCTATATTTTTCCATTTCATCTGTAGACATATTGACTTTTTATCAATGTTACCTTAAATTGTCAATATGGGCGTACCTAAACGATTAACTGAAATGCAAATGAGATTCGCTGAGTTCGTAGTATTCGGCGGAGTAGATGGACCTATGACTCAGGGTGAAGCAGCCATAGCGGCTGGTTACAGTTCTAAAAGAGCAAGATCAGAAGGATCAGAACTGTTGAATCCTAGACTCAGTCCCTTAGTAGTACAGCATGTAGGAAAATTAAAAGAAGAAAGACTTAAAAAATTTGCAGTTAGTTATGATGGCCATGTTGCTGAGCTGGCACGGATAAAGGAATTGGCTTTGAAGAAAGGGAGCTTTTCCTCTGCAGTAAACGCTGAAACAAACCGAGGCAAGGCAGCAGGATTATACATAGAACGAAAAATAATAAAGCATGGGAAACTAGAAGACATGTCAGAGCAAGAACTAGAAGCGAAAATGAAACAAATTTTAGACGATTATGCACCAATTTTAAATGTCACCCCGCCATCCAGTAAGATAACCAATAAGCCAGCACAAAGGCCGTCACCAACATTGAAAATAAAATCCACATCTAATAAACGTTCAAGACAAGGCAATAAATCAACACCACACTCAGTACTAGTAAAGTTATAATTATTACCTTATCCGGATTCCCCACTATCTTTTCTTTTTCTTAGCTTTTTTCTTTTTCTTCTTAACTTTTTTCTTTTTCTTTGGCATAGTTTTCTCCTTTAATTTGTTGTACTCTTCTTCACTAATATCGTCAACACCGAACTCAGCTTCATCATGCATCTCTTTTCTCCACCTTCAATACACATCCTACAGGCATAACATTTCTGTCTGAAAATACTTCATCCTTTGTATCATAGCTGCTGAAGGTCCAAATGAACTTTTTAGTTTTCTTATAAACATATGCAAAGGTAATCATCTTCGAACATTCAAATTTATTAAACTCCTCCGCAGTGGCATGACCAGCATCCCCGGTGATATCTATCCAAGAGATTTTATAGAAATAATATCTCTTCTTATTGATTACAACGTGCCTATATTTTGATTTCTTGCGCTTCATGCTAGCCAGGGCTCCTCTGATAGTCACTATAGACTATTTAAATCATTTTTAAATATCTTCTTACGGAAGAAAAAATGAAAAGAACGTGGAACTTTTCACTGTTTGTTCATTAAAATCTATATGTACCAACGGTTCTAGGTCAAAAAAAAGTTCCTTTGGAAGTTCCATCACCCCTCTCGAGGGGGAACTTTTGTTGGTATTACTCACTTTTTTACGTGTAAAAAGTTCCGGCCTAATTTATGACACAATTGCCTAATTTGTGCCATAATGTCGCCTTAGTGTTGCCATCTTTTCAGCTGCGTGGGCCACTTTACCAATCATCTTATCGATGTCTTCAGTCAGTGCGTAGTGCCCTGGAACAACATCCCCTCTGAAGAGCGCATCGATCTTGACCAATGCTTCTTCCTGATCGGCGGTGTAGCGCTTAATCAAAGCTTGAAAGATTCTTTCTCTTATTGTGCCTGCGTCTCTCATGTTTCCTCCTTTAATGAACGCTGACTCAGCCCGATTTATTAAGGGTAGACCGCGACTGAGTCAGCTTGTTTCAGGATTCCATTAACCCTGTATGTG